ATTGAATGGTATAAGTAATTCTTTTGGATCTTTTTTTTGATATACACGCGCTACATATTCAACGCTGTCGGCGTGGAGATTGTCCTGCATATTAGTGATATCAAATTCTTCTTGACGTTTTATTTTCAGTGTTTCAATAGAATGTGTTTTTTTAGCAAAGCATAATACACACGTAATTTCAGCAAAGAGAGTCCGTATCTTTGGAGAATTGCGGGTATGTAATTCACATATATAATCTCCACTTGATACCAATTGTCTAAATAATTCAAAACGTTTTTGTAGATAAATGATGATTTTCGGATTGCCAATGTGAATGTGCTTACCAAAAAAGAATAAAAATAATTCCCATAATTCGCCATAATGACCAGCACAAATATATTCAGCACACCAATAGCATGCATGTTCTATTTTTCCCGTTAAAAGACATTGTATAAGTTCTTTTTTTACATCACTTTTTTTATACCCTGAAAACGTGATGCCGGAAAAATCCTTCTGGACACGAATATCGTTAATATGGTGATTATTCATAGCACTAATATACAATAGAAATATACAATAGAAAATATAAGATATTGTATATTTACATAATTTATTGAGTAATTACACGAGGAATGACATTAATTGTTTGTAATTCTTGTGATAGTAGCTTGTACGAATAAGGAATATTTACTTTTGCAAAATCGCTGGTATTGTTACACGTTTTACACAAATGAACCTTTACATCATTGTCTCTGTAAATATTGTTCTTTATTCCATCATTGTATGAGGCAATCATACCACAACGCTTACATACATATGTACTATATTTATCACTTGCGTCATATAGACGGTCTTTACAGAAGTTCGTCATTCCGTGAGCAATGAGTACATCACGCTCCATCTCTCCTACTCTGAAACCTCCATCTCTGCTCCTTCCTTCGGCAGGCTGTCGGGTTAGATTGACCATTGGACCAATTGAACGACTATGTTGCTTATCATTTACCATATGTTTCAATCGCTGATAAAACACCGGACCAATAAATGTATTGATTTCTAATTGTTCTCCGGTCATACCATTGTATAGCACCTCGTTACCATAACTTTCATAACCACACTTTTGGAGTTCGTTACAAATTGTCTTGATATCCAGTTCGCTGAAACTTGTTCCGTCACCAAACATACCCAATTCTAACAATACTTTGCCAAGTAACGTCTCTTTCAATTGTCCAATGGTCATTCTGGATGGAATAGCGTGAGGATTAATAATTATATCCGGCTTTATACCGTCCTTTGAAAATGGCATATCGCACTCGGGAATAATATTGCCAACCGTACCTTTTTGTCCGTGCCTACTGGATACCTTATCACCCAATACAGGTTTGCGAGTTGTGCGAATTTTGACTTTTGCAAAATCGTATCCATCACCATTACGATTTGTATAATTCTTGTCAATATAACATTCTTCATTTGTACGATGTGTCTTGCTCTGGTCTTCATATTTGATAAGTTTAGTAGGGTCATTGCGATTTTCCTTGATTGGAACAATCTTTGAAATAATAACATCTCTGTTTTCAACCAAACTGTCTTTTTCCATAAAACCATTATTATTGAGCTTGTCGTAATTACCATACTTAATACCCTTTGTAATCGTCTTATCTGGTTTGCAACGTATAATTTCATCACGAATGATGTTTTTGTCTTCGTCTTTATCCGTATGATAAATGGTTGCAAGAAACAGTCCTCGGTCAATAGACCCTTTATTAATCAATACACTATCTTCCTGATTATATCCACCGTGTGTCATAATAGCCACGTGTATTTGTGTTCCAGAAGGAATAGAGTCCAGATTAATGAAGTCCATCACACGAGTTTCTACAAGAGGGCGACTGGGATAATTCAAAATGTATGTGGTCTTATCCATACGTGTATCAAAATTTGTGGCGTATATTCCAATCGCCTGTTTTCCCATTGCACATTGATACGTATTCCTTGGTGCCTGATTATGCTCAGGGAAAGGAACACACGATGCAAGAATACCAAACATTGTACTTGGGTGAATTTCACAATGTGTATAGTTATATTTAAAGTTATCAAACATCTTTTGTTTAGATTTCATTGCAATCATTGCATGATTTTGCTCTTCTGGGTCAATGTATTCCAGAATAGAATCTCCCAATCTACAATTTGTAATCAGATCGTTCCAATTTAATTCATTGGTATTGACTTTTTTCACAATTTCTTTTGTCAATAATACCTTGTTATCCTTTACTTTGTATAGGGGGCGCGTTAGACGTCCAGCATCATTACAGATTCGAATTTCCTTTTTTGCATAATCAAATACAATAGACGTGTAAATGTTAATAATACCACTGTATTTTTTCTCCTTCAAGGATTCATATAATTTCATTGGCTGATTTGTAATACCAACCCAAGCCCCATTGATAAATACCTTTACGCAGTTGCTGATTTCATGAAATGTTGATGATTCAAAATCTTGCGTATAATCTTCAATATATTTATGAAGACCCACATTATTTGTTGGAATAGTAATATGGCACAAATAACTGATATTTTTCACTACACCAACCGACTGACCTTCTGGAGTTTCAACTGGACACAAGAATCCCCACGTCGTGCTATGGAGCTTTCGTGGTTCAATCAATTCACCGCTCTTTTCAAGAGGAGTATTGATACGACGCAAATGACTGACCGTAGCAATGTATGTAAGACGGTTCAATACTTGTGCTACACCAACTTTACTGCTATTACTTTGTTTAATGCTGAAATCACCTGTAGATAAAGCGCGATTGATACCATTTTCAATGGTAGTTGATTTAATGATTTTGTAAATGTTTGTATGATTGATAATATTTTCATAATCGTCACTTGAACGCCACGAACCATTGTTGATTTCCTTGAGAATTTGCTTTTGCATTTCCTTTACAAGTTTATTGAAATAATTTCGGAATAAATTATTGATGAGTGTTCCGCATAATTCAATACGTTTGTTGATGTATGAGTCGCGATCATCAAATGGTAAGAGACCCATACTTGTAAGAATCAGTTTCTTTGCCATATAACCAAGGAAGAACAATTTTTGCGTGTTATTATTACAATGAGGAAGCATATCACTTTCAAGAATATCATTCACAAATTGCTTTCTTTTTTTATCAGCAATTACGTTTTCACCATTTACAGGCATTGTATAAGATACATTAGATGTGAAATATTCCATTGCGGATTCGTGGTCCATATATTTACTCGATTCAAATATGGATGCTCTAAGAAATTCCATAATGCTTTTATTGTTTTTATCATCAATGTCCAATACAATATACTTACAAATATCTTTATCACTAATAACACCAAGAACACGGAAAATGACAAACAATTCAATGGGTTGCTTCATGCGCGGAATATTAACATAAATGACGTTTCCAAAACCATTGTTTTTACTTGAAATATGCATATCTACCTGTTTGGGTGAAATACATTTGAAATCAGGTACCGATTTTATTTCAGCAGAGAATTTCCACTTAGCCTTGTTCTTGTTGTCAAAACAGTAGATTTTGTTTTCAGCAACACGTTCTTGACCCAATACGGTTTTTTCAGACCCCTTAATAATGAAGTATCCACCAGGGTCCATTTTACACTCACCTGTGATCGTTGGAGGGATATTTTTATTGAGTGTTAGCATACAGCACGACGATTTTACCATAATCGGCATACGTCCAATATTGATTTTCTTAAGCAATTTTTCAACCACAATCTTGTTATCCATTTGTTCTGTATCTAATATATGATATTTAATAAGGATATCTACATTCATAATAGATGAATATGTGAAGTTTCTCAATTTAGCTTCGGACGGGAACATATTTTTGGTAGCTCCGTTATTTTCGTGAATTTGCGGAGGAAGAATATTACATTTTTGAAAATATAACTCAATCTCAAGGGAATATTTATCTTTGGTAATATCATAATCATTTTCAGAATGAATAACCACTGGATTAAACATATTGATTGTTTGCTGCATTTGAACGTTTATGAAATGATTATATGACTCTACTTGATGACGTACAAGTCTGTCAAGATGTTTGTTCCCAAAATAAGATTGGATAATATCGTATGGTTCTTCAATGTAATTACCAACATGTTCAAGAACACTATGAATTTTATTTTCCACTAATTTTTGTGTTTTTTCGCTTTCAATCAACTCTTTGATTGTATCGTTGCGTGTGAGGTTATCATAGTTATGTATGTTCATCGCGTCGAGAGACATCATTGCACCTAATAGTATTAGAATAATACTTTTAAATTGTCCTTTAATCAATTTTATTTAATCAAATAATATAAAACATTCATCATATATGATATATCTGTATCATGACCGAATCAAATAATAAAGACTTTATTGAATATTTGGACAATTTTTCTAAAAAAAAACAAGTCATGCGTAAAGAATTTATAGACCTTATACGAAATACAAATGTAGAGTATATGATGGGTAATATGAGCACTCCAAATTTTGCATGCCAACCATTTGTTTCACATGAAATGAATGACAATGGAAAAAAGATTTCGTCATCATATAACGATTGGCAGAAGAAACATAATGTTACGTTAGAGCCTAAAATAAATGATGAAGATAAAGAAATGATAACTATTGAAACTGAAATAAATAGTATTCGTGATTTGTTGGGAATATTGGAAGATTATACATACGATGACATGTATATGTACAATATTGATTTGAAAGCACTAACCACAATCAAGGAAGAATTATATCAAATTGACGATATGATTGGAATGGAAAAACTAAAACAGAACATTTTAGACCAATTGTTGTATTTCTTACAGAAACTACATACATTTTCTGATGGGGATTATAAACATACTGTACTATGTGGTCCTCCTGGCACTGGAAAAACTGAAATTGCCAAGTTGCTTGGGAAAATGTATTCTAAAATAGGTGTATTGAAAAATGATGTGTTTAAAAAAGTAACTCGTAGTGATTTAGTTGCAGGTTATTTAGGACAAACCGCAATAAAAACAAAGAAAGTGTTGGATAGTTGTATAGGTGGTGTATTATTTATTGATGAAGTATATTCATTGGGGAAAAACAGTGATAATATTGATAATTTTAGTCAGGAATGTGTGGATACAATATGCGAGACATTGAGTGATCATAAGAATGATATGATGGTTATAATAGCGGGATACAAAGATGACATTCAAAACCGTTTTTTCTCAATGAATACTGGATTGAAATCGCGATTTATATGGAATTTTCATATTGATAAATATGACCACAAGGAATTATTTGAAATATTTAAAAAAACAGTAAAAGATGGTAAATGGTTTATTTGCGATACCATAACTGTAGATTGGTTTAAGGAAAATTATGATTATTTTGAAAATTATGGACGTGATATGGAGGTGTTATTTACATATTCAAAAATTTCATACAGTCGTAGGATATATGGTAAAACAAAGCCAATTTCCCGAACTATAGATATTAATGATATGAATAAGGGATTAAAGACATTTATTGAAAATAAAAACAAAGAGAAAAAAGATGAGCACCAGAAATTTCTTCATTCAATTTATGTATAATTGTGTTTAAACTATATTTTTTTTATTGGAAAATATAGTAGGTTATATAGATTAAGAATGGCGACGAATGAAAAGAGAATATCCATGCATCCGGATTTAATGTTTATGACATCGGGAAAAACGAAGAAAAATAAACAACCCAAGGAAAAAACAAACGATGTTAAAATACGAGCTCCACCAAAGACAAAAAATCAAACGTTACGTAAGCAATCACTATTAAGAATGATTCGTAAGCATCAAGATGAAAAACACCGACAACAATTACAACTTATTTCTGGAAATGCTCATATGCAACAATCAACCCAACCAATGAATAACATTATGAAGGATACGTTTGAATTTATGAATAATATTAGAGATAAACATATCAACAATCATACTGTCAAGAACAATAACTTCAATCAAATTGAAATGACACCACATACAACACATCTTACTCAACAACATAATCAGGAAAATCATTCTAATCAAAATAACAATTCCAATACAATGACGACATTTGATAGTAATGAAAACATACATAGTAATACAGACAATACAAATATGAATACAAATACTCCGCACCAATCAGTTGAAAATATTGTAGTAAATGATGATAGTGTTCGCTTCCATGTAAATGTACCACATAAGGATGCCGAACCCAAATATGGGTGTTTGAAAAATGGAAGTTTACCAACATATCGCTCGTATCATACCACAAACGCAAGTACGCAAAAACACTTACCATCATTGAATCATAATAATACCAACGTAGGTATAAGTAATCAAAACACATCAGGAAGTTTTCAAAAGCAAAATGCTGAACTAAACGCATTACAAAAATATACAGCACATAGAAATCAGATACACGATAAGCAAAAGAAGATTATACGTAGAACTTTTAATGTAGGTAAAAATAATAAAGAAAAAAAAATATCGGTGCTTATATCTAACAAGAAGATTCGTTCAAATACAACATTAAAATTGCAAGAACTGAAAGATGTTTCTATTTATCAAGTAAAAAAAGACTTGATAAAACGAGGGTTGATACGAGTAGGTTGTATTACGCCAGAAAGCGTATTGCGACAAATGTACACAGTAGTACATAGTATGTGTGGTTCAGTACAAAATCATAATTCAGAATTGCTTCTTCATAATTACTTACACACTGAATAAGTCGTATATATAGTTATATATGTATAACAATACAAACCAAGATGAAATTACCGGGTAATTTTTATTTAATAGCGTTTTCAATGATGTGTGTTGTTGTGTTTCAATGGTTACACGTTGTTCAATCGATGGTATAATGTCATCAATTATACAGAATTGTCCATACTCACAATCCTTTATCATATTATAATTATATTTACTATAACAAGTATCATTATCTTGACTATTAACTTCCAATGTTATTATTCAATTTTATATTTTTGTATTTATTATAACAATATAAAATAATCTTTACATTTTTTTTATCGGGAACCTTTCATACAAATATAATATGGTAAAAAAAGAAGAATCTATATACAAACAATATTTTCGTCAAAACGACGAATTTGTTGAAAAATATGGTGAAAATACTATATTATTAATGCAAGTGGGGTCATTTTTTGAAATGTATGGATTGCGAAACGACAATAAGAAAATTTATATGAGTAAGGTAGAAGATGTCTGTAATATACTGGATTTTACATATTCTATCAAAGATATAACGTATGATAATGGAGACCATATCATTATGGCAGGGTTCCCGGAATATACAATTGACAAATATATTGATATTCTTGTGGAGAACGACTATACTGTACCTGTAATTATTCAACATAAAAAAGGTAAAACCGTGACACGGGAACTGGACATTGTATATTCAAAAGGAACACATTTATCAGTAAATAGTGAAAGCACAACACAGCAAACCAATACTATTGGATGTATATGGTTGAACACATATAAATTGAGCAAAAACAATATCGGTGAAAAAATAGCAATAGGTATGGCATTTATTAATGTAATGGATGGAGGTTGTTACATGTCCGAATATTGTGAGCAATTGTTATATACTTCCACTACACTCAATGAAATGGAAAACTATTTTTCGCTATATAATCCGAGAGAAGTCATTTTTATAACAAATATGGAAAAAGATAACTTTGATAAGTTGATTCGGTTTGTGGATTTAACCCGCGTGGTGTATAAATATAACAAGGATGATAGCACACCAGAGATTGTGAATTGTAAAAAGAAGCAATATATTCAAACAATACTTGAAAAGACATATGGGCACGATATTATGTCATATAGTTCCGAGTATTCAAACCAGATTGCAACCCAATCATTATGCTATCTATTGAATTATTTGGAAGAACATAATAAAAATATGACGATTCGTTTGAAGAAACCAATTATTTCACGTTCTACACAACATGTAGTAATGGGAAATCAAACATTGAAACAACTGAACGTCGTGGATGATGGAAATGGTAGCGGTAAATTAAAAAGTGTATTATCGTTTTTGAATAACTGTGTCACAAGTGTAGGTACAAAAAGGTTTCAATATAGATTGCTTAACCCATCAAAAGATGCAATGTGGCTACAAAATGAATATGATATCAACGAATATTTCAAAAATACATATGAATACGATGATTTACGCTCATTATTAAAAGGGTTTAAGGATATTGAACTCATTCTTCAAAAGGTATTTAATAATAAAATAACGCCAATGATGGTATATGTACTAAACAATAGTTTGGGTGTAGCACGGGATATTTTGAATACAATGTCCGAAGACGAAAAATTAGTAGGATATTTGTTTAATGAAAACAACATTGATACTATAACTCAACAATTGGAAAGTGCAATCATTGAACTAAACACAATATTTAATATGGAACAATGTGAGAAAAATAATTTTACATCACTGGATGATAATATATTTAATCCAAATATAGACAGAAATTTTGATAAGATATACAATGATTACAACGAAAATGTAAATTATTTCTATAATGTTAAAGACTTACTCAATCAAATTGTCTTTAAATATGAAGGGGCGTCTAATTATTTTACAGTACATAAAAAAGAAAAAACATGGAATTCTATAACAATTACAAAGACGCGAACCAAAATAGCCGAAAAAGCTTTGACAAAAGAAAAAAAACAGACATTATTGGATTTGTCATTATTGAAGTTTGAAACTTCTACTAAAACAACAAATGAAGTGAAACATCCGAAAATAAAGGATTGTGTTGAAAATATTTTGAACTTACGTGAAGACGGTTATCAAATGATGAAGGAGTTATTGACATCACATTTGACGCAATTTATGCATACGTATTGTGACTTAATTCGCAATGTATCTAAGTGTATATCAAAATTAGATGTTCTCCAGTGTCGCATATATAATTCAATCAAATACAATTATACATTACCTGAAGTATGCGATGATGATAAATCCTTTGTCGATATCCAAGAACTAAGACATTGTTTAATAGAACAACTGAATACACAAGAAATTTATGTTCCGAATGATGTGTGTCTGGGGAAACGTGAGTGTGACGGAATTTTATTGTTTGGAACAAATGCTGTTGGAAAGACAAGTATTATACGTTCAATTGGTTTATGTGTAATTATGGCACAAGCTGGAATGTATGTTCCTTGTAAGAAGATGGTGTATTGTCCATATAGTGCAATATATTCGCGCATAATTGGCAATGACAATTTATTCAAAGGCCTTTCTACATTTGCCTCAGAAATGTCGGAACTGAGAACAATTTTGACACACGTAGATGAAAACACATTGGTTTTGGGGGATGAACTATGTTCGGGAACTGAATTGGAATCCGCAATAAGTATATTTTTATCCAGTTTAGAACAAATACATAATAGTGGTGCGTCTCATATTTTTGCCACACATTTACACGAGGTTGTAGATAGTGATGAATTGAAATTATTAGAACGAACACAATGTAAGCATATGACAGTTTGTTATGATTCTGTATTGGGAGATATGGTATATGACCGAAAAATAAAGGATGGGTCTGGACCATCGTGTTATGGATTGGAAGTATGCAAATCCCTCCATATGGAAGAACTATTTATTGAACGTGCATTTGAAATACGTAAAAAACATTTCCCGCATTCTATGGGACTATTAAGTTCAACCACATCGTCATATAATTCCAAAAAGGTAAAGGGAAAATGCGAAAAATGTGGAAATGTCGGAGAAGATATACATCATTTAACTGAACAGCATTTAGCAGACAAGAATGGATTTATTAATCATTTTTCAAAAAATCATCCTGCGAACTTGATGACACTATGTAAACAATGTCATAATGATTTACATAGTCATAATGATGATTTAACGCAGAAGAAGGTCAAGACATTGAGCGGAAAATATCGTGTAAAGTAAATAGTTTTAGAGTATTTTTATTGCTCATATTGTATTTTCAGGATCGTTGGTCTATACGTTCGTCTAATAATGTATTCACATCTTTTCCGTATTTCACTTTTAATTCAGTTTCTTCATCCCGTACATAATCTTTTTTATTGAAGACACCGTGTGTTCTACTCAAATACATACTATCTTCGTAATCAGGTACATAATTTGTCAAACTATATTTGAACTTGTCTTCTGGTTGATAATATATGGGTGTTTTTGGAAAATTTCCGCTCAAATCAATAAGATTTCCATCTTCATCAACAACGCGTACAACTCCGTTGATTTGGTTTTGTTCTACTAAATCATCAATACTAATATGATACTCAATATCCAAGTCATTAGGTTCATATGAAATATCTCCCTTATTTCCTTCGCGTATTAAGTCTTTTGAATGAAGATATGCAGATATCAAAAATGTAATCATAATAAAAAACCACCAATATGTTATTTGTTTCATAAAAAATTGAATTAAATGTATTATATAATAATATGATATAATATATAAATATGATCATCCCTATTAAATGCTTTACGTGTGGTAATGTTTTGGCAGACAAATATAGATTTTATCAAACTCAAGTTAGACAACGCAAAGTTCAAGAAAATGGTGGAAATACTATTAAAAAGGTGGTATATTTAACAAAAGACAATACAAAGAAAACGCACGAAGGGATTGTATTAGATGAATTGAAAATTACAAATATGTGTTGTAGGCGTCATATGCTAACCCATGTAGATATAGAGTAAAAAACGGATAATTGAGATTGTCGGAGTGGAAATGTATCAAACTCTAAATATATTATATTTTTTGTTGATATAATGTATAATAGAAATGGCTGAAATTCGTGGTTTGAAAAATTTATGTACCCCCGCACATTTATATTTAGTATTATCTGTAATCGGATTAATTGTAATTGCGTTTCAAAATTATGGAAATGTGGATAAATACTGTATAGGATATATGAGTTGTGATGTTCCAAGTACTACTCTTGTATTAATTATCCAATTATTATATGTATTATTCTGGACTTGGATTTTGAACCTTATATGTGATGCTGGTGTCCCCAGTGTATCCTGGTTTTTAGTACTTTTTCCTATCATTTTATCGTTCGTATTAGTTGGGCTAATGATGATATAAATGCATAACAATATTATAATTGCTATGTAGAAAATTGAAACGAAATATATTTAGAAAAGAAATGTAATAATATATTAAGTATGAACCCCAAGGTTAGCAAGATTGTTGAAAATGATAATATTCTTGAATTCACAATTCAAGATTGCCATGTATCATTTGTAAATGGTATCCGAAGAATTATATACTCTGAAATACCAGTGAATGCGTTTATCACTGAAAAATATGAAGAAAATCAATGTAAAATTAACAAAAATACTACTCGTTTTCATAATGAAATTGTTAAACAACGATTGGCTTGTATTCCTATTAATGAAACCAATTTGGAAATGCTCCCAGGAAAATACATATTGGAACTTAAAGTGAAAAATGACACAAATGTAATGATGGATGTTACTACTGAACAGTTCAAAATTAGAGATAAGGAAAGTGGTACATACATGTCACCCGAGGAAGTGAAAAAGATATTTCCACCCAATGATATTACGAATGATTATATCTTGTTTCTTCGCTTACGTCCGCAGATTACAAGTGCTATTCCCGGAGAAGAGATTGACCTTGAATGTGATTTCTCTGTAAGTATGGCACGTGAAAATAGTATGTATAATGTAACATCTCTATGTACATATGGAAACACCATTGATATTGAGAAAGCAAGAAAGAAATGGGAGACAGTTGAAAATAAAATGAAGGGGGAAGGTCAAACACAAGAGGAGATTGAATTTGAAAAACGCAACTATTATTTACTTGATGCACAACGCGAGTATATTGAAAACAGTTTTGACTTTAAACTCAAGAGTATTGGTATTTATTCTAATAAAAAATTGGTGAGCTCAGCGTGTGGTGTTCTTGTGAATAAATTTACACAGTTTATTGAAAGTATTGATGGAGACAGCGTACCTATCAATTTGGGAGAAACAACGATGGATAATTGTCACGATATTGTATTGGAAAATGAGGATTATACGATGGGGAAGCTACTGGAACATATGTTATATACCAAGTACTTTGAAAACGAAAAAGACAGGCAATTGACATTTTGTGGGTTCAAGAAGTTTCATCCACATAGCAACGACTCTGTTATACGTTTATCGTATAGAATGAATGTGGATAAAAATATTATTCGCAGTCACTTGAAGACTTGCAGCAATGACATTATTGATGTGTTTAAACAAATTCAAAAGATGTTCTCATAAAAATTGATTCGTAATGTATATGATTATTTTTTACATAATCATCTACATATTTATAGTAAATTACAAACATGGAGAACAGAATTAACCGCATTGTTGATGGATATATGGCGAATTTCAAAGATAGTTTAAGAAATCTGATTAATACAATGGATATTAATAAAGACTTTAAAACGACACTATTTGAGTTTTTATACAATTATGACAAATTGGAAATTACAAAAGAAAATATTACAAAAAGAAAACGTGTAAAGAACGTATTACCCGTCATTGATAGATGTATTGCATGTCGTGCTAATGGCGAGCAATGCACACGGAGAAGAAAGGATGAGAACGAATATTGTGGAACACACATAAAAAATCGCCCATATGGCGTTATTACTAATGCTTCAACGTCACAAAACACAGTAGCCATTTGCTTACGAGTAGAAGAAGTGAATGGTATTGTATATCACGTAGATGAATTGAATAACGTATACCACAATGAAGATATTATTGGTAAAGTGAATACCCCTCGTATTATTGGAAAATTTAGCAATACTACTGGTATTGTGTGTCCTTAATTCTTATGTTTAATACGTTCAATATTTTCACGCACAACCGTTTCACGATTATCCATAATAAACGAATTTAAGTTAATTACTTTGTCTATATCCCCGTCATAATACTGTGACAATACATTTAATAGATATTTTTTTGTGATTGGTTTTTTAACATTTCTCTTTACATAATTGATATTTCCATCACTTACATTAAGTGTATCAATTTCACCATCTCGCATTATTTCAATAAGTTTGTCATTTATTTCCTTTTTGTCTTTTTTTAGCTGTTGTTGTACTTTTTGAGCTGCTTGTATCTTATTATCAAGTTCAATCCATTTTTTTACGTGTCCTGCTAAAACTTGTTTGTCCATTATAATATTATAATTGATTATATTTATATATTCATATATTATAAATTAACGATTATCATGTTGTTTGGAATTGGAAATAATAAAAATACTACTAATAAATATTCACTACCACAAAGAAAACCTACAAAGAGAATGGGAATTCCCCTTCCTCCGAAAATAAAGACAAATACGCATTATAATATCCCGAAAAGTGAAGAAAAACCATATTGGGGACCACCTACATGGATTTTATTCCATTCATTAGCAGAAAAAATAAAAGATGAACATTTTGAAGCAATTAAAACTGAGTTATGTAACTATATATTAAAAGTTTGTCTTCATTTACCGTGTCCAATATGTGCCAAACACGCACGCGAGTATATGAAGAGTGTAAATTTTAATAATATTACAACTAAACAAGGTCTAAAAAAAATGCTTTTTGATTTTCATAATGCTGTAAATGATCGTAAAAATTATTCTAAATATACAATGAGCGAATTAGAAAGCACCTATTCAAAATCAAATTTAATTTCAGTATTTAATAACTTTTTGAAAAACTATCATACCAATGGCATGGTCCGATATATGACTGAAACAATAACTCGTAACGAATTAAAAAAACAGTTTTCTGGTTGGTTCAAGAAAAACATGCACTGTTTTGTTATTTGAATGTTAGTTTTTTGAATTTGTAAGATAATATGTATATTACAAATCTATATTGGTTTATGCTGCCATATTCTGTGAAATAAGTTTTCCGTTCTTGTATAATTTACATCGGAATGTTGTTTTGGCTGGGCGGTCACATACATCATTTCCTGAAATACCATTAAAATATTGTAATTTGGTAACGCCGCTACTGTCAATGATTGCTGCCCAAGTTACACCACATAATACACCAATAGTTAATGATACAAACAATGATGTGAAATTATAACATGTATGTTGTATATTCCATGACATATCAAATAAACTGATTAATGGGAAAAATACAACGGTTGGAATATTATCCATTACATAACCATTTTGACCAATAACATACATTAAGTATGCATATGTAAATCCATATACTGTTTGACCCAATGGTAATTTAGAAAATTCTCCGCTTTCACCAATTTCAATCATATTGCATATTGGTGCTTCAGAATTTACGCCTTCATATCCTCTCATATTTCCCCATAGAGTTGTTATAAATGCTGTTGTAATCAATCCTACCAAATATATAATTCCTTTAAAATCTTGGTTAAATAAGGATGCTAACGAGAAAAATGATACGATAATAAATGGTGCTAAACGTAAAAATAGATAACTTATAGAAATGAAATCTAATTTCATAATATTATTTATATAAATTAATATTACATTTTATATTTTCAGTATATTCAATACTTCGTGTATGTTCTTCACAAAATGAAAATCTGCTTTGTCATAAATATGAATACCCTTTTGTTTATATTTTTGCTTTACTTGTTCAAATTGTCTAATATTTTCGTGCGGTATGATAAATGTTTCTATTCCAGCCAACAATCCCCCTGTAATTTTCTCATATAACCCTCCAATAGCAGTCACTGTTCCGTTCAATGTTATTTCTCCAGTAATTCCACACGTATTGGGAAGTTCTTTTGAATTGAATAAACTGTACAATGCAACTGTTATTGCTGTTCCTGCAGATGGACCATCTTTACTAATACTTCCATCTGGACAATGAACGTGTATTCCTTGTTGCTTGGTTGTTTCGAACTGCTTGATTAATTTCTTTTGTGTTTTTGATGATGTAATGCTCCACGCAAGTGTTTTTGCTACATTCATACTCTCTTTCATTACATCACCTTGTAATCCTGTTAATTTAAATTCAAGGAATGTTCCACTGGGATAAAATGTTGTTTGAATAGGAATAATTCCACCATTACCATAACTATTTGCCCATAATCCGTTAATTGTCCCAATTTCGTTAATCGTGTTGATTTTCATATGTGTGATTTTATGATACTTTTTTAAATATTTATTATCCAATACTTCTTGTGTTAATTGTATTGGAAGGTGTAAATTATCCTTGCATAATAGTAATTGTATATTAATATCTCCGTAAATATCAAAAAATAATTCTTTTAGCTTGCGAACTCCGGGCTCATTTGTATAGTTTTCAATTATATATTCAATAATTCTATCCTCAATGTGTATAACACTTTCCAGATTCATTTCACGTGTTAGTTCAGGAATGATGTATTTTCGCGTAATCACTACCTTCTCTTCACAAGATAGGTTATCAAACTTTATTCTGTGAATGCGATCAAGTAAAATGCTGTCTATTTTGGATGGGTCATTATATGAAAATACAAATAACACTTTTGATAAATCAATGTCAATTCCTGTAAAATATCTATCTTGAAAACAACTATTTTGTGATTTGTCTATTAAATGTGTCAATATACCAATAATTTCCTTACCCTGCTCAGTACCACTTACCTTGTCTAACTCATCAATATATATAATGGGATTCATACATTTTGATTCCATCAATACATCTACAATTTTACCCCAATTAGAATTCATATACGTATAACCGTGCCCTTCTAAATATGAACCATTAGAAGAACCACCTAATGCAATGAAAGAAAATGGACGCTCGTTTCCATCGTCATCCACTAAACATTTACTGATACCCTTTTTCGCGAGAGAAGTTTTACCCACCCCCGGACTTCCTTCAAATCCAAAACAATACCCTTTTTGCTCTCCATTTATCCATTGGGCCATCACTTTGAAAATTTGTTTTTTTACACTTTCGTGTCCATAAACACAATTGTTGAGAACATTTTCTATTTCTTCAATTCCATTATCTAATTGAATCATTTTTTTTGATATTGCATTCATCTTAGTGTCTATATTAATAAAGTTATATTCATTATACGTTTCTTCAATATTACTCATAATGCTCATGTTTTTTTCTACATTTGATATAATATTTTGTATCTTTGTGGTTTTGTTATTTTTTTTATATATTTTGTCTTGAAATCCACTATTACAATGAGTAATAATATTATCAATTTGCTTTGTATGAAGAGTTTGTAGTTTATTTTTAAAGACACTGAAATACACATCTTGATACGTATTGCCAATATTTTTCATCAATTCATTAATTTCATATTTAGTGTATGATTTTTTTCTGTTTTTGGTTTCATTATCAAATAATTTTAGTTTGTCAAATATTGAATATACTTGATTCACATCTTTGTTGATGTCATTTAATATAGACAATACCTTTTCTTCTTTTACAATATTAAATGGAATTTTTACAAGAGCTTCCAAATATTGTTTTGCTTTGGAGTTGGAATCATCATTCTTGGACTTTACCTCCTTATATTTTGCAAATGCCTTTTCTTTTACTTTTTCATTCACTTGTAGCAAATAGATTTGATGTTCAAGAGAAATATCATTTGTATCGTATTTTTTACGCATATCATTATTGTAATTAATACTGGATTTTGTACAGTCCTTGAGAAGTTGTTTCACTTTCCACGTAAAACTCTCGGTCAATAAATCATTATGTGGGAATTTATCGTCGGAGTTCATACTTATGATTTCATATAACATGTTTGCAATGAAATAAACTAAATTATCTTTTCCGTATAATAGCATATTTAATAACATTTTTCGCTTTCCACTTAATGAATAATCATTGAATTTATCAATATTTGCTTGAATCTTATTCCGCTTTATAACATTTATTTGATTAATAATAGACATTATAATCTTTTCTTGGTCATTGATATTATATATCAGTATTTCCTTTAATGTCATGAAATCAATCACATTTTTTGACACTTCCTTCATTTTCACATCGCTATTTTTGAAATAGTTATCATAATCTTTTACATATTGGCGTATATATTTATTATTTAAATGGTCTATATCCACTTGATGAACAATACCTTTGATTACAATAGACTGCTTCAATTTAGAATTATATAACGTAACATATATACCATTTATATCAATGACAAAATTATCAGAATCCATAATATCACAACATTCCAAATTAGGTAATGTCTGTTTTTTAAATTCGGAATCATCGTTCAATTTATCAATCGAAGAGGTGTTTTTATTTTCGGGAATATCGTTATACATGATACACGCAATGGGAGAAACATAGTTGAATATTAATGATTTTTTGTCATATAATATATCACTGGGAACCTTATCGCAACAATCATTCCATAATATATATAATAAATCTTCCAAATACATTGTTCCGAAGGTTGTCATTATAATAGATAATTTGGATAATGTTACTTTGAAAGTTTTATTACAATCTTCACAAGAAAATGTATTTAAGTTGGATTGTAGATTTATTAGGTTTGCAAATAATTCGTTGAGAACTTTGATGGATATATTTTGGTCATTCTCACTAAATATTTTTTGGTTTTTTTTACATTTTAATGAAATGATTGTATTTGTAATAATATGTGTTACTCTATTGATTTCTTCTTCAAAATAGTTTTTATAGTCTGGTGATGTATGTTCAAAATTATATATGAAATTCTTGGCTTGCATTATATATTTATACAAATAATATAAATATAATCATTGATATTAATATAATGGGAATTCCAAAATTTTATACGCACACCATTCGCAAGTACAAAAATGTGATGAAGGGCTTGGATTTTTTTATTCATAATGATAACAAAATCCACGTATTGTGTTTTGACGCAAATTCAATAATTTATGACACACTTAGTGCTATGGAAAAAGAAGCATATGTGGGCGTTATAGAAGATGAATTGATTGAACGTGTTATTGGGAAAATAATATATTATATAAACTTGATAAATCCGTCTGAACGTGTATATATTTCATTTGATGGTATTCCACCAAAGGGAAAAGTAAAACAACAATTGAAACGTCGTGCATTACAAAATATTTTGCGAACACCTATTGGATATTGGGATAGGAATAATATTACTTTGGGAAAGCCATTTATGGATAAATTTACTAAAAGGATTGACAATTATTTTGATACATATAGTGATAAGAAGAATTATGTTGATTTTGTATGTTCGTCTCCTAAGGAAAATGGTGAAGGGGAGCATAAAATAATGGATTATATACGTGAAAATGATTTTTGCAATAAAAATGTATTGATATATGGTTTGGATTCTGATTTAATTATGTTATCGTTGCTTGTACATCATAAGTGTAAATCACTGCACGTTTGTCGTGAAATAGAAACATTTATGAAACAGTATATTCGCACAGATTACGAGACACAGGACGACATGTATGCAATGGATATTAAGTATTTGTCAAGATTAATATTAAAAAGTATGGGTACGGATGAGGAAGACCGCATTCAGGATTATGTTATATTATGTTACATATTTGGAAATGATTTTATTGAACGTCAATATATCATTGATGACCGCATATATAATGTCCTAATGTCAAATTATAAAAATCGTTTAATAAACAGTGACAAAACTATCAATTTCAGTGAGTTTATGAAATTAGTGAATTGTAAAGAATGTAAAAAAATAGTTCGAATTGTATTGGAGGAAGAACGTGAAAAACGACAAAATAAAAAAAAGATGCTTTGGAGAGGTGCAAAGGAAAAACCAAGAGAAGAATTAATAAAGACCATTGGTGAAATGTATACATACGTTGAAGAGCGTGATGGAATAGTGGATGAGGATATCATTGTAGATGAGGAAAAATATAAGAAAGTATGGAAGTATTATATCAATGGTGTAAATGGTTGTCCGAAAGAAGATATGATGAACAGTGAAGAATATAATAACGAAATGTTAAAAATAAAAGATGTAAAGTTGCGCTTAAAAGAATGGAGTCGTCATATGTGGGAATGTGAAATGGCGAAGTAATGTAATCTTATTTGTATAATATATGAAAAATATTATACAAAAGCAAAACTGATGTGAGGTAATACAGATATAAGAAAGAAGTATCGTGGTGGTCGTGGTCGTCGTGAGAATGAGGTAAAGGTAGGAAGTAAAGTGTTGTGTGGTATTCGTTCGTGGGAGTTAGAAAGTCGT